ATTTAACCCGTTAAAGAAATGTTTGCTGAAAATATTTTGGGATTTAACGTTAAGAAATCTTTAAACTTATTTAAAGGAAACCTAGTAGGACTAGGTAGTAGTATGTTAAATGCTACAACTAAGGTTTGCAGCGATTACCTCATCACGAAGTATGCTGCCGTGGTTACTTTAGGAATAACATCAGGTGCTGTTGTCTACCATCAACGTGACAACATAAACTACTTCCTAACTACACGAATAGTTGTGCCCCTTGAAACTTTGGTCATCAATACCTGCTCGTCTCCAGTAATGCCTGACGTGCGACAACGTTTCAAGGATGAAAACTGCTTGGCTACAATGGCGCATAATACACCGCGCAATCACAGTCATCCAGCTGCCGCAACATTACGTTGTAAAGCCAATACCTTTATGGACCATTTTTCACATTGTGTAGGATTAACACCATTTTCCGTATCGATGAGTAGAACCCAGCGCACACAAGCAGCTGCTGGTTCCCGATATTATTACAGTGTGAAAGATTTGCAGATGTCTCCATCTTATTCAAGACCAAGTGATAAGCATATTATCACGATGACTGATGTTGACTACTATGTTGACTTGAAACGCGAGTTGCGTGGACACCCAGTTCTGTTGTACACATTTGTACCTTTGGCACCAGCCGGTCCAACTACAGAGGGGGTCTACTGCACCCATCAAGACGATACAGTGGAAACAGTCATTAACGGTGGAGCACGTTATAGACATCCATGCTGGGATTTCGACACAGATCATCTTGTTGTTGATCATTTGTTCTACTCAATATTTTATTTGGTAGAGCAAATTAAAGTCTCAGTAGATCGGCGTATCATATTTTTGAACCCGATCAGAAAGGTTTATGGCCCATTTGCACGTTGGTTACCGGGTAAGCGGTTAACACGTCGCAAATTTAACCATGCCGAAATTGCTTTCACACGTTACACACAAAGTGAAGGTGATTCGACGAAATGCTATTATAGCATTGCCAAATTTGGAGAATTTCAGTCTTGCACAATTACTAGCAGCACTTTCTCCACAGCTTTCATTCGAACAGCAGAATGTAAAGAGCCAAATTTAGGACAAGTTGAGCGCGTGTTCAATCATGCTAAAGTTCCTTTTCCTTTGGACTCAGCTGCTTTATTCTTTGATGCATACAAACGTGCACCACAGATGTTTGGCAAGGCCCCTAACATTATAACACCTTGTGTAGATCAACACACCTACCAAGCTGTTGGGCCTTTCGTTACAGAAGACGGTAAGACTTCAATGCGTGCTATCTGGCCGGGTTACTGCGGTAACACGTTCTCACCTGCCAAGTCATTTAATAATGATAAGGCATGCATTGCAGGTCGTATCGACGAACCCAGGAACAAAGAACCCAAATTACCACCCATCTACTATACTTTCTTTGGAGAGTTTAGTAAATTTTTGGTTCCTGATTCTTCTGTAGAAACCTTAGCACCGCTGAACCATGACGAAATGGCAGCTAAATTTAATCGACCAACGCAAAGAGCCTTAATTGAACAAATTAAAACCACAATGCTTATGGTTGATCCAAAAGTTAAATCTTTCCAGAAAGCTGAAGCTTATCCTAAGGTTGTACATCCTCGTAACATATCAACGTTGCCTATGGACCACAACTTTAGTCTTGGACAATTTATGTACCCATTTATGGAAGCCATACTAAAGACCACTCATTGGTATGCATTTGGGAAAACTCCAAGACAAATCAGCTACTTGTTAAACGCTAAGGCACAGCATTCCAAATACGCTGTACCTACGGATGCAGACAAGTTGGACGGTTCAGTTCGAGCCCTCTTACGAGATCTGTTTTTAACATGTTTATTACGTGCATACCCTCGAGAATATCACGATCGTATCCGTAGACTGGAAAATAAAGAACGACACATTCGTGCAACAACAGCGAATGGAGTAAGTTATGACACTGGAGACACTATTCTATCCGGTTCTGTTATAACTAGTGTTCTTGGATCAACTATTAATGCCTTCCTCAATTATTGCGCTTTACGCCACCATTATTCACCAAGCGATGCTTATGATGCACTTGGTGTTTACGGAGGGGATGATGGAGTCACCTTCGATTTACCGCCTAACACTTTAATGCGGACTGTGGCGAAATTCGGTATGTCATACAAAGCCGAAGCGATAGATAAAGGTAATCCTGTTCCTTTTCTAGGTCGTATTTATTTAGATCCCTGGACGACAAACGAAAGTATTTGCGATGTACAACGACAATTTCGTAAGTTACATTTGACCGCTACACCAGCTACAGTCCCAAATGCTTTGGTTTTGCACAGGAAGGCCATTGGCATTCTCGCAACTGATCCTGAAACGCCCTTAATATCAGAATGGGCTAAGGCAGTTGAAAAACTCATGCCATCATCCCTCACTACAACACATAGACAATATGCTGCGACAATTGTTGATCAGTCTTATTGGGCAAAATATTCAACTGATGTCCAATTTGTACCACCAACTGACAAAGACTATGCCATAGCGATTGTTTGTGAAAATCTCGGGGTTACACCACCTGAGATTGAGAGGATTGAGTCAAGTTTCAAAACAGCAACGAAACTTGAAGACCTGTATAAAACTAACATCATTTACACCGAGATGAAAGTTTTAATTGATGCGATTGTCGGACGCGAGATTGTTCACGCACAACCACGTAAGACAATTCCAGAAATGGTCAAAGAGAAAGCCAAATTAAAAGTCGCACTTTGTCGTTTCATTGCCAAGAAGCAAGAATGCAAATTTGGCGACAAATGTCAGTTCAGCCATCATCTTCCTAAGGCCAATGCCATACCACCCAAAATACCTGAAAGTGGAAAGGCTACTATCAAAGCAAAACCGACGGCTTCACCCATAAAAGGTGTTGACAAGAAAAATAAAGTCAATGATCAACAAAAGATCAAAGCCACGCCACCAAAATCAAGTGGCAAAATTGCACCTACCAAATCAGACACGCCAATAAACAGTGTTAAAACTGATAAGGTAGTATTACCAAGCACATCTGGTACTGCAAAGGTTGGACCACTGAAGAACAAAAGTGGTAAGAAGAAGGTCACCTTCAGCAAGACCTTGGTTTCGAATGATCAGAAAGGACAAACCCTTGGTCAATATTTGAAATCCACTGATAGTAAATTGACGCCTAAATAAGTTTAAAGATATATAGCGCTACCGTGTCTTGCCGCGCGGTAGTTTACGAAAAATAAAATAAAATAAAATAAATAAATAAATATTATTGTAGAATGCCAGATGCTAAGGTCAAAAATAATTTGGTCGGTAATTCTCGCACTAACCCTAATAATAATAGGGGTCGCAATAATAAAGGTCGTCGTAAGCAACAGTCGCGTCCGAACCCTGCGGGTAGCAACAACTCTATCCGTACCAGCGGCTCGGTTATATCGGCTTTGGCAAAACAGGCATCGCGGATGAACATTTCCAGCATGATGTCTAGTCCCTATGCCATGGCCCGACTGACTTGCTGCGTGCCGAAACTAGTCCCGGGTATACCTGATGGTTCTTCCAACAAAGCCGTCAGAATCTGTTTGTATGCTATAGACCGCTTAACATTTGGTGCGGTAACTACTGCTACAATTCAGTTCAACCCTTGGATGCCAACCTGTGCTTCGCTCATCGGAGGTACAGGAACTACTTATGTCAACGGTAATGCTGTAACCACTGCAACAGGTTACACAGCAGTTGGCTTTGGTATCCCGAACAGTTTCTCCACCATACCTCAAGCTTCAAGCCGCCCAGGCTCAACTGCGAATGCAATTGATGCTTATGGGGCCACGTCAATGCGAATAGTTGCACAAACGCACGCTATACGCTATACCGGCCCTGTTAATAACTGTGCTGGCATGCTTCGTTCCTTTCAAAATGATTGGAGTTTGTCACCCGTTGGAACGGTGACTGCTACATCTGCCACTGCTTCTGCACCATCTACCAATGGTGTTGCTGTTGCCATCAAAGACATCACTGGTACAACAGTAGCTTGGGCTCCTCTCGGAACGGAGATCTTGAACCTCGACGGACCAACCGCTAACCAACTCGTTGCCGGAGCTAACACCGTTAGTTGCAGGCCTGAAGAAGGCATGACCATAAGACTAGCACATAAATCCGGTAAATTCGAGTCCGTACCTGTTCGCAATATTCCACCTGCTATTGCTTGGTACAACAACTCAACTGGCACCGCTCTAGTGTCACTTGCACACCACTTCCCGGCTAATGGTTCTAACCAACCCTGCGTTATTGCATATGATAATGATTGGGTTTCACAGACCGTTATTTTGGAGAATGTGAATGCTGACGCATCTTTCAGCATAGAGTCATGCATGTGTGTTGAGTTTATCCCCAATTCATCCTCTGCCTTCGCACCTGTGGTTATGGGTAATCCAAAGCCCAACCCTCGTGTGATAACTGCTGTTCAGGAAGCCATAAACAACAATGGCTCTGCAGTACCTGGCATTTTGAATGGAGGACCACGTTAGCAATCAAAACCAGCACCTTTTGTAGCTGCTCCATCCACCTTACGGTATAATCCTGCTTTAGTAGGGTTAGCTGCTGGTGGAGCTGTGGCTGGTGCTGTTGCGCTTGGAGTCGCCACCTTCCTTGTGCCCGAATTACTTGTCCCTGCTGCTACCGCAGCATCAATGGGTATTATTTAATTTAACCGAAGGAAAACGGTTATAACGTCGCGAAGACGGGCTATAAGCTAACCAAAAATACGCACTTCAAAATTATTATTTTTCGTAGACTGCAGCAATGTATAGGCTCAGCGCTACACATCACATAAGAGG